GTGCAAGGCCTTCACTGGCCTCAGATATCAATCTATCGTTAGACTCGCCTCCATGAGCCACAGTTTCATTTTCAAAGAAAGTATAGAAACCAAGATTATCTGAAACACCTAATCCATCAGGGCCCTCTAAAACAATACCATCACCAGCATCATCACCTGTGGCCTGTGTTTGGTTAAATACAAGTCTTTCTGCTTCAATAAATCTAACTGATTCGTGAGGGACTAATGTTTCAAACGCTGGTTCTCCCTCTAGAAGAATTCGTTCATTTTCGTTTAAAATATTTAAGTTGACAGATAATCCACGAGCAGCCCGAACACGATCTTCCCTAATAGAGTCGGCCGGCTCTTGAACGTGTGGAGCAGAACCGTCTAAAACTAGGTAATCGCCCTCTCCTGATTCTAGTATAATTGATTCACCATCAAATTGAGATGTTGTCTGATTAGAAGAAGGAGTGGTCACTATTTGTGATTGAATGATTCTTTTCTTTTCAGTTGTGGCTCTAGCTTCATCAAGCCAACCACCCTCTGTAAATACTTGTTTTCTACCAGAACCCTCATCAAGCACCAAATAGTCTTTACGTGTTTGTGTGTTAGAAATAGCTGGTTCATCTTCATGTACAAGTCTACTACCCTCATCAACACTTGATTGCAATACCTTATCACCAGCATCAGCTCCACCAGCAGTTGTCCTGTCTAAAAGAATTTCATCACCAGCGTTAGTACCACTACCGTCTGTGCCGCCATCTTCAATAAGAATAGAGGAACCAACAGCACTACCTTCTAAAAGAACAGTATGAGCCGCACCAAAGTCTGTCTCCGAACCCAAATACTTTATGCCTGTTCCTCTATCTATAAAAGTTCCTCTGCCCTCTTGTTGGAGAAACGTGTCATTGTCTTCAGCGACTGTTTCAAGTTGTACTCCCTGATTTGGAATAGTAAAGTCGCTAGCATATTCTAGAGTTATCTGTTCAATACCATTATCAACGGCATCAACAGCAAGCGGGCCAGGATTTGGCGTTGCGGCCTCAGTTATGAGATTATCACCAATGCTGTCTAGTGCATCGTTGATTTGAACTCGTTGAAATACATCATCCTCTTGTTCTAACTTAAAATCAAATGAAAGATTAGGATCGTTCTGTTCTAGTTCTGTTCTTACAACATCCTGTATATCAACAGATAACACTTGTTTATCAGAATCAAAACTTTTTACAGTTCCTTCATACGCACCTGTAAGAGCTTCATCAACACCAAATGTACCAGTAACATCTTTAACAACAAAGTTGGCCGGCACACTAACCTCTGGTGCAGTACCATATCTAAAGCCAGCGTCAACAATTTTTACACTCTTGATCTGGCCCATGTCCTCAGATGCAGCTAACAATTTAGCATTAGAACCGTATAATGTGGTTATCGATAATTCTGGTAATGATACATATCCCGAACCCGGCTCTGTTATGAATACTCTAGCTATAGAACCCTTTTCAGAACTACTAAGTGATCCATCTTCAAGAACAAATCTATCATCAGGGCTGTAATAATCATCAAAGGTTTCTATGTCTGTTTCTTCTAGTAGAAAATCATTTTCGTCTGCACTAGAGCCATCAGTTCCCTCTAGTAAAATCTGATCACCCTCATCATTTGGAATACCATTTGTTGTACTAGTTCCATTGAGAGTTATTTGATTGTTGATGGTTTTTCTTACAGAACCATCTTCTTGAATAAGATAATCATCATCATCTACTGTGTCTTCTAGCAAGAATGATCCACCTACAGCTGAGATGAACCCTTCAGCGGAAGATGTGGAAAGATCAGTTGTTGTAAAATTGACAACCTCACCAACTCTATAACCAGAGCCAGCAGTATCAATAATAACTTCTGAAACCTCACCTGTGCTTACTTGATCAACACGAGCAACAGCTGCGCCGTTACCAACACCAGTTTCAAGAGTAAGAAGGTCATCCTCTGAATACAATGCGCCGCCAGAATTTATAACACCCCCTGTTATCACATGTTGAAGGGTGAATGTCATCTCACGGAATAATCCGTCTGATTGTTCATTCACAGAGTTTGCTGAAACTACTTCGCCATTTTGAAAAGTACCGTTAACATCTTGAACTTCAAACTCTGTTATCGCATCTGTACCTTGACTGAAAGCTTCTGCGTCTGCTATGAACGCTGTAGCACCAGAGGTTTTACCTGTTAAGATTTGACCAATAACCTCAGAGCCTCTTGAGCCGTTTGTTGCAACTGCACGAATAAAATCTTTCTCTTTCCAATTACCATCAGACAACCGCAACATGTATTTGGTTGGATAGAAAACTTCTGACTCCTCATCAAACATAAGGCGCAAGAATAACTTGTGCCCCTCTGAAGTGCCTTTTGCGGTATAAAGGTCACGAATACTTTTTATGAGGTCACGTTTTGATGCTCCAGTAGCCAGCGTAAAAGGAATGGCCTGCATGAGTTGTTCATGCATCTGGTCAAGGAAAGCGGATACAGTGTTATCTGGATCAGAGTAGTCCAACAACTGTTGCATATTTTGTACAGGGTTGCCCCTATATGATACAACTGTGCCAGTAGCCCCAGAGGTTCCACCAGTTATAGTCTCACCAACAATAAATCGTTGGTTTGCTGAGATAATGAGTTTTTTTGCAGCCTGTGATATATCATCAATAAGAACTGTAGCAGTAGCTTTGGATGTACCACCAGTTATAGTTTCCCCTTTTATGAAAGCTGCTTTAGACCCAGCACCAACTTCCGCCATAAGTTTTGGCGTGCCACCACCTTCTATATCAAGAAGAATATTTTGCGTTACTGGACTTTCCAGTACGATGTTGTCAATATCACCGTCAACAACAAGTAGTCCAGATTCTAGAAATTGGTAATACTCTTGAAGGAAGTTAACAAACTCTGGATGGTCAGCCTGAATGAAGTCAGGAACTTGGCCATCTATAAGAGGAGATATCTTCGTAGTTAAAGCTGCATCAAACGGTGCCATTGTTTAGTATCCTGTACTTGGTGACGTATAGCTGCTTGTTGTTGTATAAGTCCCACCAGCGCCAGGCTGACTAACAGCAATCGTATCTACATCTCCTGTAATACTTGTGTTATTAAAGTCTATTTCTAGTATCTGATTTCGAACGGGCACGATATCCTTAGAGTCTGGTACGACTGTGAAACGAATACTAGTTGATGCAACCCCATCCACATTTGATATAGATGCTATAATAATACCATTGAGAACAATTGCACCTGTAGTGTAATCAATTGTGCCCGCAGAATTATCAACATAGTTTCTTGTAATACCGACAAGATAATACCTACGAACATTACCTTCACCATCATCATCAAAAAACATCTCATTTGTGGCATCAGTGCTAACCTTAAATCCTGTAGAGGTTAAAATACCACCAGCTCCAGAATTGTGTCCAGTGTGAGGATTGTATAATGCATTGTTAAAATATATGTTGAATGAAGAGGATGATCCTAAAGATGGAGTAATCGACTTGGCCAAAAGAACATTTGTAATATTGTTCAAGATAGATGTATCAGTATCATCGATAAGACCAGTGACATGAGAATGGCGGAAAACCTTACCAAAGCTTTGAAGATCAGAACTGTTATAGTTTGTCAGTGTTGTGGTAACATCAGCGATAAGAGTATTTTTTTCCTTAATAGTTCTACTTGAGTCAAACTTGAAGTTGACATTCAAAAATAGTTTGACAATATCAGGATCAACAATAACAGGAGTTATCGAAGCCACATTATATATTTGAAAGTCTTTAACCAACTGTGTTTTTTGAGCAGATGTAAGATTATTGCCTGTGGTAGACTTGATAGAGATGTATACACGGCCATAAGATGCTGTGCTTGTTACACCTAGAGTCGGATCAAAGGAACCGCTCTCTCCACCAAACACTTGAACTGCCTGTGTTTGTGGAAACAGTTTCTTTGCATAGATTTTGTAATCCTCAGCCGTTACACACCTTCCTTGAGCTGCGTAGTCAAGAGGAGCATTTAGTTTTATTGATTGAAGCGTCTCGGCCTCTGTCCCACCTGTTGCGCTATTAACAGTTGCAACTGTAATATTAGTTACACCATCAATAGCACCAGAAGCGGTAAAGTTAGTCCCACCATTAGCCAAAGCTTTGTTTGTTACCACATACTTTAAAAACACTATGTTTCCATCAGTGACAGCCTGACTTACTACACCATCACCAAAGTAAACTTGAAACTTTCCTGCCTCTATCTCTTGTAAAAAATAAACCGTGCTTGCACCTGTCAGTTGAGATATGTCTGTGGCCTTAGTATACGTGGTTGTCGTAGAATCTGTGGCCGAATTTTGTACTGAAACTGTTAAAGTTGTTGTGTCCGCTCTATCGGACGGTATGATAAATCTTTGGTTAACATCAGACGTATCCACCGTATATCTTGTTGTGGTATATGTGCCTTCGTATATGTCAATATTTGTAAAAGGAACTTCTATTCCTGTGCTGGTGGCTTGATTTGAGGAAATTGTTACAAACTCGTAGTCTTCATTATTAACCTTCGTTGTAAACTTTGTTCCAGCGGCCATAGTTGCTGAGAGTTTTGATGGATCGTTAAGAGTTATGTTTATAGTTGCCTTTGGAGCTCTACAAGAGTCCACCTCGTATCCTAACATCTTAGCGTGAGAAACAATACTGGATCGCAAAGCTGCGGAGTCCAGAAACATCTCGTTGGCCACCATGTTAGCATTGTACGCAAGATAGTGTGTGTTGTAAGCCAGAGTGTCAAGAAGAATATTCAAACCCGAACCTTCAAAATCATAATCCTTAAATTGGGTTTGGTCTTTGAGGAATGTCTTTAGGTTTTCTTTAATACCATCAAAGTCTAGTTCTGTTACTTGAAGTTTTTGACTGTTTGCCATTATCGTAATCTCTCTAGTATAACTGTTAAGTCTACCAATTCAGTTGGTACGTTTACCACATAAAATTCAATAGCGATATTGTATGCATTACGATCTAGGTCAGGATTTGCTCTTACACCCTGTAGTCGGGCCCGTGGCTCAAAATTTTCGATAACGTCCTCCACCTTCTTCGCAAGGATGGTGGCTGTCAGTGGTGTCATCGGTTCAAAGAGTTGATCTCTGATACCAGAGTATATCTCAGGACGAAAGGGTTTCTCATACTGATTCATTAATACCAAATTACGGACAGACCTTTTGACAGCTTGAACGTCTGAAAGAATATTGATATCTTTATTTTTGTTATTTAGGCCAAAGAACAAATCAAGGTCAGCATATCGTCTAACGCTCCTTTTATTATTTGTGGCCTCAGCATCTTTAAATCCAGCTGGATTTCGCCAAGCGCCAGTCTGATCTGTATTTGGCATAGATATACTCCTTACATAGTATTTATACTAACCATCAGAATACTTCATCATATAAGGCGTAGCTTTCTTCCATACTTCTCTAGCGTCAACACGAATAAATCGTTCTCTCGTTGCTGACTTGTCTGGATTAGGAACTGTAATCATAACTCTTTTTCCCTTGTTAAACGCTTCCTGTTTCCAACGTAGTTTAGTTAGGGGGTGAACGTCTTTTTTTGCGGCCTTACAGACCCATTTTGATACGTTACTTCCAATACCTTTTGAAGTTTGACTTGCACGTTGTTTCTTTTTTCCCATAATATAATCTCCTATAGGGCTATTTGGTCTTCTGGTGCAGACCTTGCTCGAGCTGCGGCCGCACTTAGTTCTGCAGCTAACATTTCTGCCTTTGTCGCAAATTGTTTTGCCGCTGTCTCCAAAGAAGACTTCAATGAAGTTATCTCTGAAGATAGGGTGTCTCTTGAATATGAGTCTCCGTATATCGCACCGTCTTCATCTACTGAAACATCATCACTAAAACTTTGCGCTAGTTCTTCCAACGCTGGAGCCGTAGCCTGCAAAGTGTTTTTAGCTTTCTCTATTGCCTCTGATGCACCATTAGGAAGTTCTAGATTTGGTAAAGAACCACATACATCTCCACCAGCGGTAACAGCAGCTAAAGCAGAATTTATTGCGCCTGTAATATCTGGTAATGCTTCTCCAAACTGTGTGGTGAGTTGTGCTAGCTTGTTTATATAGGCTGTGCTACCAGTTGATAAAGTTGCAAGACTAGCAACCTCAGCCTGAAAGTTTACGCCAGGTAGAGTTGGTAGTGAAGGAACCATGGCCCTCAAGTCTGTCTCTAATTGAGTCAGTGATGCATTGAGTGTAGATGCCAACGCAGACGCATCCACATCTAATCCACCAACGATTTCAGCTTTGATTGTATCAAACTGACTCATAAGTTTATTAAAGTCAGGGTTTGCACCACAGAGATTAGGAGCTGCGAAATCTACCATTTTTATTTTCCTTTAACTTATTCTTGTTGCCTGTTGAAGTGCTATTATATTCCAGCCAGTTGAACCATAAAGAAACATCACACTATTATTAACATCAGTAAATCTTACTGCTGTAAATCCCACAAGGTTATCAGGAGTGATGGTTGCATTACCACCATCTACTTTCATTATGATTATTTTAAATTGCCCTTCTGTGCCATCTGCCAATGAATAAGATTCTGTTCCAGTTGTTGTAATAAATGTAACTCCTGTTGTCAAACTAATTGCGCCTCCACCACTAGCATTTTCCACAGTTTTGTATAAATCTAAATGTGTTAAATTAGCATCCATTTCAGTATAGGTAAGTGCTGAACCTTTTGTTGACCTTTTAGTTAGTGTCATGTGCTATCTCCACTATCGTTAAAATAAATTCCGACAAAACTTTTAAATGTTCCACTATCTGTGCCTGGATTAAATGTTAAATAATCATCAAACACATAGTTAAATAAATTCTTTTCTGTATCAGTAAGTGCTTCATCAAAAACATAACATTGTGCTTCTAGTGCTGCTCTGGCAGAACCAGTTGCAGATGCTATGCTTGCTAACAATGTTGCATAATCTGGATTTGCCATTTATATCCTCCTACAGCCCATCAGCGATAACATTTGGACTTCCACTTGATGATTTATTAGGCACCCAAGTACCATGCCCACCAGTTGCATCACCTTTACGATGTACCGCAATACTGTTCACAAATACAGTAGGGCTCCCTGCCGTAGCAGGATCACCACATGCAGTGGTATCTCCTATGCGTGTACATTTTTGATCATTCACAAATACATTATCAGAACCAGTTGCGTATACGGTTTGGTGAAATGGGTTTGGTGTAGGACTTGCATGCCCTATGTGTTTATCTGATCCTACTCTTGTTACTTCTGGCATAGTGTCTCCTTAACTTGGGTTAATGTCAACCTTATTCGTTGCACTTGGTGAACCACCACCAGATTTGATTGTGTATACAGTTCCAGCCATGCCGTCCCATGTTGTTTCCGATTTCAGCAGCATAGCGGAAGCGGACTTAATATTTAGCGTAGAACCAGACTTCATCGACACGATGCCAGATACAGTGGTAAAGGCCATATTTGTCTTTGCACTTACCTTCACATCTGCGAGTGAGGTAACGGTGTAATTACCTACGATAGAACCATCGAAGTATCCGTTGATTGTGCGGCTCTCGTTCTTCTCTATCAGTGTGTCAAAGTCTTCACCCACATAGCCTTTAACATTGTTCTTGATGTTGTATGAATAGTTGCCTCGTATCTCTTCTTCACGGTTTCCGCCAGACTTGCCTGTGCCAACCTTAATCTGTTGGTTCTTATGTATTCGTTGAATGTGACTACCTTCAATTTCCTGTATGTAATCACCCTTGATTAACTCTCGTTTAGTTCCCTCTATCGTGAGGTTTACATCGCCCGTGATTAGGACGTTGGAACCGCCTGCGATAATTTCGTAGTTGTCGCCCACCACCTTGACAACCTTAGTGCCGTCAGGGTGTATCTCCTCAAAGGTTCCAGATTTGTGTTCACGATGTAGTCTTTCTCCGCCAGGAGTGTCATCAATCTCCATGAGATGGCCTGACTCAGACTCAAATACATGATTGAAAGGGTACTGGCCAGAGATATAGGGACTGGCATCTTTCTTGAGGCCTCTGGGGTGCGGTTCATCCCATGTAGGAGGCGTATCATCGACCTTGAGATCGTCCGATACGGACTTCAGATTTGGCTTCGCAGCCGTAATAACTTTAGTACGTTTGAGTTTTCTACGGCGAACCACAGCGCCATGAGTTTCCGCTGCACTCCCTCTACCAAGACGGCTGGTGTCGGACTCTCCTACAGTATGCCCAGAGAAACGACCAAATGTGCCTTGCTCCTCGTCTTCGGTGTCCACACGAGCACCCAAAGGATAGGGGCCATACTCTCCATACTCACTTGGATTTAGGCCGCCGACTGCATAATACTTGATTCCTTGGTCATTACGTTGAGTAGACTCCTTATGTCGAGGATCATTAAACCCTTTAGAGAAGTCAGCGGAGTTTTTCGGAACGCCTGGCAGAGTTCCT